AGCTGGTAACGGTTATGCTGTTATTCGTTTTCTTCCTGCTCCTGGAGGCGAAGACGTTCCTTTTGTTCGCTTGTTTGATCATGCTTTCCAGGGTCCTGGTGGCTGGTTGATTGATGGGTGTTTGACTTCTGTTAATGAGAAGTGCCCCGTGTGTGAGCATAACAGCGAGCTGTGGAACACCAATCTCAAAGAGAACCAGGATACGGTTCGTAAGCGTAAGCGTAAGCTGTCGTTTATTAGCAACGTCTACGTGATTAAGGATCCTTCTAATCCTGACAACGAAGGCAAGGTATTCTTGTTTAAGTATGGCAAGAAAATCTTTGATAAACTTAACGCTGCAATGAATCCTGAGTTCGAGGATGAGACTCCTCTCAACCCGTTTGATCTCTGGAGCGGTGCTAACTTCAAACTGAAGATCCGTAAAGTCGATGGTTATTCGAATTACGATAAATCTGAGTTTGATGCTCCCTCTGCTCTCTTGGATGATGATGACGAACTCGAGGCAGTGTGGAAGAAAGAATATCCACTTGCTGCTTTCCTCGAGCGTAGCAACTTCAAGACTTATGATGAAGTGAAGAACCGCCTCAATAAGGTTCTTGCTCTTGGAGTTGGTGCTTCAGAGTCTCCTGCATCAAAGCAGGATATGTGGGAAGAAGCTCCTGTAATGCGTGCTGCTGCTCCTAAGGCGGCTCCTGCTAAGGCTCCTAAGCCTATTCCTAAAGCTGATCTCCCTTGGGACGATCAAGAGGACGAAGACATGGCCATGTTTCAGCGTCTTGCTGATGGAGAGTAATAGCTCTACCTTCCTACCATAGGAAGGTTTTCTGATCGGCTGGCCGGTTGGCCAGTCGGAACAGGTACATAGGTAGTGCTGTTAGATGGAAGGACAACAGGAGCTGATCCTCTTTGTTGTCCTTCCCTTTTACGGTTAGCTACATTAGAGTTCTAGAGATAATCTCTTCTCCTGTTTTACCTTGCTGCAGCTCACGTGCGAATTGTGGGGCGTAGTCACCAACTTTCATCTGAAGAAGTGCCAGCACCTGGCCCACTGTTCTTGGTTCGTTTTTATTACCTCTAATATAGAACGTATTTGGATTATAGGCTGCGGCGCTTGGAAGCACTTCTGCTGCTACGAGGTTAGGGTTAGCACGGAGCATTGCTCGTGCTCCTGCCGCTCCAAAGAAATGTGCTGCATAAAGATTACGGTGATTTACTTCAAGTCCAAAGTTTTTTAATTGATTAATGTTGCTTTTGATGTAAAGAGCACCAGCTACTGAGTTTGCTAGAGGATCTTTAATACCTCTGGCAAAAATCTCTGCATACTGTGGATTGTTTTTTGTTACTTCATTCCATGTACTTGGTATAAACTGGAACAGACCCGTTGCACGTGACTTATCATTTACAACATCGGGATTAAACATACTTTCTTGCCTTGCCATGGCAAGCATTAAAGCCTCGTCGACACCAACTAGTTCTGAAGCTGCTCTAATTGCCTGTGCAACAGTAGTTGGTCGACCTGATACAGATGGTTTTTCAACAGGAGTCGGCGCTGGCGTCGGCGCTGGCAGTACATCACGTCCTCTGCCTCGACGTCGTCCCAGTCTATCGTATTCTCTGCCTTCGGTCGGCTGAGCTCTTATGCTCTCAAGGAAAACGTTTAAGAGACCTTTGTCTAAATCACGGCGCCAGCTCGCTGATAAGTTTTTCTTGAAATTTTCCCAGGTACTGCTTAATTCTTTTTTAACCTGTTCCCATTGCTCATCAACAATATCACTTACTTCTTTCCAACGTTCATCAGCTACTTCTTTACCCACACCATTAACAACATCCAACTCATACGATATTTTATGGATGTTGTAATAAAGATCCATTTTCGTCTGTAGTTTTATTGTTACAGCAGTTATACCAACAAACGTTGGATCAAACCCTTCCGCAACAGACAGACCAGCTTGAGCTACTTTACCTTGTACTAATTGCCATACAGCAATACCCGCAACAATACCTATTCCTATTAAAGGAATACTCTTTAATACCTTTTTACCTATTGCATCTACAATCTTATTCTTTGCAAAAGCACTAGCAACTGCTCGAGCGTTTGCGTTTAATGGGACGTGTACCACTCTTGTTGGAGGAGGAGGTGGTTTAACAGGTGGAGCAGCAACTACTGGCGGTGGACGCGTTTGTGTGGGTGTAGGAACTACTGCTGGTGGTCTTTGAGCCAACTCGGCTGCATATCGTTCACTATCCGCAAGTGCCAATGCTCTTGCTCTTAGAGCTGCTTCTCTGTCAGGAAGGTTTGTTATAGCTTCAGCAGTTGCTGATTGACGTTGAACAACGTCAGCAACTTGATTACGTACGCCGTTTTGTTGTATTTCTGTTTGTGTTATACCATTGTTCAGAACTTCATATGTACGAGCATGCTGTGCTAAAGCTTCGCGCTCAACACTTAGCGCTTTATTTGTTTCAGTAACCTTTGCATCAAATGCTCTTTGCACGCGTTCATCGACAGCATTGAGGTTTGGCTTATACAACTCTTGCTGTGCGATAAGACTTTGGATACTACGGCGAGGTCTTCCAAGTTCATCAGCCTGGGCATTATACCTTTCCCAGTTAGCGAGTACTTCTGCATATTTTCTCTCTGAGGCCTCTATAGCAGCTTTTCGTGCAGCTACCATAGATTGGATTCGTGCTTCTTCTGTTTTTTTCAGTTCGTCTTGTAGTCGTACCGTATTAGCGCGACTACGCTCTACGTCACCTCTCACAGTTTCAAGAGCAAGAACAGAAGCAGCACGTTTGCTTTCTAAATCAGCGATTTGTTTCTGTAAAGTCGCACGTTGTTGTTCTAGTTGTACAGTTTGTTTTTTAAAATCTTCTGCATCTAGAGCTAGTTTTGCTCGTTCTTGTTGTAGTGCGGCTTGTTGAGCTCGAACTCTCTCTTGTAATTCCGTAATCCTTTTTTGTTCAGCTTCCAGCGCAGCAGTTTCAGCTTGTGCTCGTACTACATTCTCACGAGGAGCCTGAGTAATTCCTTGCTGTCTTGTAATAAGACCGTTTTTTGTACTGTCATACCTTGCTTGAGCACGGGCTCTAGCTTGTTCTGGTGAAGCACCTTGTGCTATAGCTCTGTTATATGCAGTTTGAGACGCTGCACGAGCTTTTTGTTCAATTTGTGCTGGTGTGTATTGTGGTACGCGTGTTGGTGGTTTCCTACCAGGTTGTTGACCTGGTGTTGTACGTTGTGGTACGCGAGGTACAGGTGTAGGAAGTCTAGGTCTTGCTCCTCGTGGAGGTCTTGCTCCTCGTGGAGGCTTCTGTCCTTTTTTTGGAGTTCCTTTTGGAGTTCTTTTTGGAGTTCTTTTTGGAGTTCTAAACCATGGTGCAAATGGTGCAAAAATGTTGTTTAGATCATCTTTATCTTGGGTTATTTGTTGCTGAAGAACAAGTGCTTTTCTTTTACGACCAGACAAAAAGTCTCGTTGTTTTTGTATTCTTGAGTCTTCATCTTCTAAGCCAATATGAGCAGCCATTGCTCGAGCTAGAATTTTTAAATCTCTATCAATCTGCTGAAAATTTTTGTACGTTACGGCAAGAGAAGTACGTACACCCTTTACTTCCTGTGTTTTCTCTTGTATATTTTCAACACGTTTCTGTATTTCTCTTTGCTCTTCGCGTTTTACACGGGCATTTTTCATAGCCGCGCCAAGAAGCCCTAAATTTCCTTCAATATAGTCGCGTAATGCATTAGAGGTTAGGCTTTCCATTTAAACCTCATGCATGTGCATCAAATGTTGTACCAATATCCAAAGAGCCACGATTGGCTAAGGGTGATGGTAATAGAGGTGGTGTACCTTCTCCTAATACATCTGCGTTAGTGGCACTGCTTGATGCTGAAAGTATAGGAGCAATTTTTTGAAAGCCAGTTTCTATAAGGTTATCAATCAGTGTTGATAATGTTGATAATTGATTACCAGAACTAGCCGGGCTAGAAACAACACCACTCAACCCACCTGCCGAAGAAGCAGTAGTTTGAGGAATGTTTGCTAGCCCTCCAGCCACATCACTTGCGGTCGTTGATGTAGGAATTCCTGATAAAGAAGGCCCTACACCACTCATATCTCCATCATACCACGCGAACTAAAAACATTTCCTGTATTTTGTTGTACTTGTGAAATAAACGTTTGTACACTTGGTGGTATAGTTAGTTGACTAGGTGTGTCTATAACTCTTTCAGGTTGGGATGCTGCAATAGTAGTAGAGGACGGTGGTGCAACTGTACTCATCATACCCGATGTTGTTCCAGGAGGAACGGGCATTTCAGAGGAAGTATTTGTTTCAGTGGTAGCCTCGGCTGTTTGTGTGGGTTCAGACGTTGATGCTATAGAAGGACGTCCAGCTGCTGGAGGCGTTGAAGGTTTCTGTGGTCCTGTTTTTGGCGACCACATATATTTTTCCGGAACAACAGGCGCTTGAGGTGTTGGGACAGGAGTTAACTTGTTCGAGCTCGGAGAAACACTTGATTGTGATACTGGTACAGGTGGAAGTATTTTTCCACCTTCCATATATGGAAGCTGTGGAAGAGATTTTGCTGGATTATCAGGTATCGATCCACCACCAACAGCTGCTGATGGTGAAGATTGAGGTGTTGATGGACCCATAGCAACCGTTTGAGGCTCAGGAAGTGGTGCTGAAGAGCTCCCACTTAGTGGTTCTGCGTTCTGTAGTTGTGCACCTGGCTCAGGTACACTTGCTTGTAACGGTTGATTAGTAGGTGGTGGGGCGGATGAAAGATCAGTTTGTTGTGGAGATACTTGTTGATCGTTAGCAACATCCATTGCATACGCTGCAGCGGCGCCACCCACTCCTGCACCGATAAGTAATACTCCGAGCTTTTTAAAAGCCTGTTTAACAAACGCTTTTGTTGCATTTGTTGAAGCTATGATTGATCCTAGTATACCACCTTTATTACCATCAGGTTGTGTTCCAGTTAATGTCTCTTTTTGAACAGCTTGTTGTTCTGCCTGTTTACGCTCGTTTTCTTCTTCTTCAGCGAGAGCTCGCTCTTTTGTAAGCCTTTCACGCTGTAAACGTAGTGCTTCTTGCTTGGTGTAAACATGCTTAGCCCAAACTCTAGCAAGGATATTGATTGTACGAGCAATACTTCTTACAATAGGCTCTATTTTTACTGCCGTTGAATTAACTTGAGTCTGAACAGCGTTCTGTTCAGACATAGCTTTGCCAACAGGATCGTTTTTATCCTTGTTCTTTTCAGCAATTTTTTTTGCAAGAGTCTGGCCAACAATACCCGTTCCGAGGAACGATGTTATCAGCTTTTGTTGCGCTACTTGTTTTAATTCTCTTACTAGCTCTGATGAAGAAGTTGCCATTATTGTCGCTGCTGAAGCCTTTGTTGTTCATTCTGGAGATGATCTTTGAGCATATCACCATAAAGATCACGTTCATATGGATAAAGATTTTCAAGCTCAGATAGCGAATATTTATGATGCTGAACCATAGCAAACAAAAACTGATAATAGTTTGCCAGAGAGTTATGGCTCAGCCCAACGTGAAAAAATCAGTTAGTGTCCGTAAAACAATTTTAACTTCTCGTCCTGTCGAATTGGTATATTTTATCTCGTGTTCAATCTTTGGCATTGAGTCGATGAACTGTTGAATATGCAGGTATGCGGGAACTGGTAGGTTTTCTACAAACTCTGCAAGCTCTTCTTTACTGTATTGCGAAGGATCATGTGCAATGTCGTTCACGATAACCTTATCAATGCACGACTGAATAATAAAGAAATTGAAATCGACACCCTCTTCAAGGTTCTCTGCTTGGTTAATAATATCAATGCGAGGATGACGCAGTTTTAGCTTACATCCCTCATTGATTTCAAAAGTATCAGAAACCTCTGACCCTCTTTTCACTTCAACTTCTTCAAGATCGACCTGTACATCGTATAACTGATTGTCTTCGTTATCACGATACACGAGCTTAATAATGTTTTGAATTGATTTTGATCTTAGTTTAATAAAAAAGTATTCAAGATCGTATGTGGTAAAGCTATCAACATCAACGTTTTCGTCTGTTATACAGTTAGTAATGACTTGTTTTACAGCTCGTAGTGCATCAGCTTGATCCCCACTTGATTGTGCTACAAGAAGAATCTTCTCTTCTTTAACAAGGAAAGGACGGAAGTGTACTGTCTGTTGAGTAGATGGCAATGCAAGACTAAACACAGGATGTTGTATCACTGGCAATCTCATAATAAACTCCTAAAAATTAAAATAAACCTGAACCTGATGCAATATTCTTGATTGATGTAGAAGAAGCAAGTGCATCTTGAATGCTTCGTGGTCTCTTCAACGATTTGAGTGTTTGCAAAGCAGTGCCAATCTTGAGAGCTTTTTGTAAAAGAGACAATCCTTTGACGCCATTCTTACCTGCTTCAAAATTCTTTGTTGCATTCACAAGCTCGGCATTAAAGTAACAAAATGTTATTCCAAACTGCATATATCCATCGTTGTCTTTCCACGAAAGCTGTACATCAGGCACAGTTTTAGGAAAAGCGTCGTACAGTTTGTACTCGAGGATGGTATCGTTTTGTTCGTTATATGTTTTTATTGTGATTGTAGACTGATATCTATTCTTGAATTCAACTTCATATGGTGCAAGACCAGAAGCTGATAGCTTACCGGCGGGGATATATTTGTCTGAAGGAATTATACCCTGCATCCAGTTGTAGAAAAATTTGTAGATCTCACCTCTTCCATCCGCAATAAAATTAATCGTGATGTCGTTATATTGTGTTGAGTATGGCACGTTTTCCATAGGGCCAATACCATAGCGTTTTATTGAGTCTGTTTGAATATTCATGCCAGGCAAGGCAACGCTGTCAGCATACAGTGATAATTTTTCAACGCTGTTATGTGTTTCACCACCATACATTATTATAGGCACGGAAAAGGTCACATCAAAAAAGTTTGATTTTGCGACACCACCGGCACGAAGCTCGGATATAAATTTATTATAACGTCCGGTTGCTTCTGGCTTTTTACCAAAAAGGCCTTTTAGTACCGAAATAGTACCTAAAGCGTTCATGCCTGTGTTTAATAGTCCCATTTACTTTACCGATCTCCGACTTTGTTTCCAAACAGTTGCTTTATTAGCCTTTTCAAATCTTTCCAATGGTAAAAACAGAGCAGTCTTCCAGTGTTCTGCCGGCACCCAAAGAAACCTACTTCTTACGTGGCTATTTAGATAGTGCTTGACACATGGTTTGAAGTACTTAAATTGACTGGACGAGTTTAGTATTTGGTATGATAACCGCAACTTAGTACTGTCATCGTTATTTGTGTTATTGACTAACGTATACAAGCTATCCATTAAACGTGCACGGAGCACGTGCGGTAGGTAGTGTAAATTTATACCATAAAATCCATCGTCTACTTTTCGAAATGGAAAAATAAGAGGGAACCTGTCATAGTAAGGCAGCTCTTCTTTTGTTTTTGGATCGTAATTAAACAAATACATGCGGCCTACTGATAATTTTGTCACAAGTCTATTTTGTTTTTGGTCAGAGCTTGTTCTCAGTAAGGTTTGTGGATTATTTGCTGATCCAAAATTCTGTAGCTGCTCGCGCAACCATGACTGCGAAGCACTCTGTACTTGTGCGGGGTTAGATATACCCTGTAACGATTGAGTAAAAGGTTGCGTAGCCATTATAGTGTCTTGATACCTAGTTCATGTTCTGTCATTATAAGAAACTTCCACTTTCTATCTTCACAGAATGTTTTAGCAGCTTTCCATTTAGCACTGTTAATACCCCATGTATACACTTCACGAAGATACTGTTTAGTCTTTTTTGTTTGTGGTTTGGGTGGTTTAGTCTCTTTTTCAGGCTTTATCTCCACCACAAGCGTTTCAACGACACCTTCCGGATTCCTTTTTTTTAATTTAAAGTCGGGAAAGTATCTATGCATTTGATTATCCAAAGGAGAACGGTAAGGAATAGCGAATTCCTCGCTAGACCATTCTAAGACGTCTTT